GTTCGTTTTACGCCACCATGATCCAAAACGGCGGCCTGACGCCGAACGAATTGCGCAAATTCCAGAACCTTCCGGCGATGGAAGGCGGAGACCAGCTTTTCATTAACTCGGCCTGTGTTCCCCTCACGATGGCGGGCCAGCCGCCCAAGGCGCCCGACGCCCCCGCTACCGCATCGGAAAAGAAACCATGAACCAATCGCTTGAGGCGGCCCGAAAGAATTGGCGGGCGCATTTCGAAAACCGCTCCCCGAAGGATGCGCAGCCCAAGGCTGTTCGGTTTGAAGCGGCGGCGGCGGGCGACTGCACCGATGTCTATCTTTATGACGAGATCGGCTATTGGGGCGTAACGGCGAAAGATTTTCAGGCGCAGCTTTCTGGCGTGAAAACGAAAAACATCGTCATGCACATCAACTCTCCGGGCGGCGACGTGTTCGACGGCATCGCGATCTATTCGGCGCTGAAAGCCCACCCGGCGCATGTGACGGCCATCGTGGACGGCCTGGCGGCATCTGCGGCGTCGTTCATCGCGCTGGCGGCCGATAAGGTTTGCATGGCGGAAAACGCCTTCCTGATGATCCACAACGCCTGGGGAATGGCGGTCGGAAATAAAGCCGACATGAACGACATGTCGTCCACCCTCGGCAAGCTCGATAACCAGCTTGCGTCGATCTACGCGGCCAAATGCGGCAAGTCGGTTGCAGATTGCGCGGCGCTGATGGACGGCGACGTGGACGGAACATGGTTCACGGCGAGCGAGGCCAAAGACGCGGGTCTGATCGACGCCATTGACCCGGACTCAGACGAAGAACCGGACCCGAAAGACCCGGACGAAGAAAACGAACCGGACGAGAAAAAGAACTCAATTTCGCGCATGAGAATGCGCCTGAGAATTGCCGAGGTTGCATGAACCCGTCTAAAGAGCGCGAGCGTCAAATCGTGGAATGCTGCGCATCCGGCATGAGGCTCCATGTTGTCGGAAAAAAGTTCGGTATCCCTACCGTGGTTGTTCGCCAAATCTTCCTTCATGCAAAGCGCGTTGAGGTTCGCGCCGACCGCATGACTATCCCATCCATCGTTCGGTTTGATCCTGAATATATATGGACGCCTGAGCGCCAATATCTCGAATTTCGGTCGGTAAATTCCGAATAATCCGAGACCCACAAAACTAGTTTTGTGAATTCAGAAAGACCGGCCTTGAGCCGGTTTTTTTGTGCCTAACCCAGCCCTTCGGCAAGGCTCCCGGCCCGTCGTGATGACGCGCCATTCCCCTGATGGAGCCTAAAATGGCTATTGCAAAGGAATTGCGCGAAACGCGCGCTAAACTTGTTTCCGACGCTCGCGCGTTGGTGGACAAGGCCAACCCCTCCACCGAAGATAACGCCGCTTTCGACGCCCTGATGGAAAAGGGCGACGAGATCAAGGCGCAGATTGACCGCCTTGAACGCGCCGAACTTCTCGACGCCGAAATGTCGGTCGTCATCGGAAACCGCGCTCGCGTGGCCGGTATTTCGACCGATCAGGCCGAGCATGAAGCCGAAATCGAGAATTCGGCCTTCAACAAGTTCATGCGCTTCGGCGCTTCTTCGCTGAATGACGCCGAACGCGCCGTGTCGCGCAAGTCGTTCCAGAACGCGCAGAGCACCACGACCACGGCCGGCGGTTACACCGTCCCGACAGGCTTCTATCGCAAGCTTATCGACGCGCAGCTTGCCTACGGCGGCATGTTGGCCGTGTCGGAAGTTCTCGACACAGATTCCGGCCAGAGCCTGCCGATTCCGACCGATAACGACACCGCCAACGTTGGCGCGATCATCTCGGAAAACACCCAGGTTGCCAACCAGGACATCACCTTTGGTCAGGTGACGCTTGGCGCGTTCATGTATTCCTCGAAAGCTGTCCTCGTCTCCTTGCAGCTTTTGCAGGATTCGGCCTTCGACCTCGATGCGTTCATCGCCAACAAGCTGGCGACCCGCATTGCGCGCATCACCAACACCCACTTCACGACGGGCGCCGGAACCACGGTCCCCCGTGGCGTCGTTCTCGATGCGACCTCGGGCAAGGTCGGCCTCACCGGACAGACTACCTCGATCATCTATGACGATTTGATCGATCTGGAGCACTCGGTGGACCCGGCCTATCGCCAGAACGCGCGTTTCATGATGAACGATTCGTCGCTCAAAGTGATCAAGAAGCTCAAGGACAGCTACGGCCGCCCGCTGTGGCTCGCTGGCCTCGCCTCAAACGATCCGGACACCATTAACGGCTATCCCTATGTGATCAACCAACAGGTTGCGAGCATGGCGGCGAATGCCAAGTCGGTCCTCTTCGGCGACTTCAAGAACTACTACATCCGCCGCGTCAACGGCGCTGTCGCCATGCGCTTGACCGAGCGTTACGCCGATTACGCCCAGGTTGGATTTATGTTGTGGCAGCGTTTCGACGGCGCGCTGGTGGATGCCGGAACGCATCCGGTCGCCTACTACGCAAACTCCGCTACCTAATCGCGACGGGCGCCGGGATCACTTCCGGCGCCCTTTCTTTCTGAATAGGAGGCTTTCATGCTGGTCATCAATCTTGTCGCATGGGCGGGCCTTGATTTTAGCTATGATCACGGCGCTGTGATCGAGCTGCCGGACGACGTGGCGAAAGCCCGCATTGACGCGGGGATGGCTGAACCGGCCCCGGTCGAAAAGCCCAAGCGCGGCAAGAGCGAGCGCGCCTGATGCTGACCGTACTCACGCCGGCTAACTCGACGGCCTTGACCACCTTCTCCAATTTTCAGGCGCGGTTTTCCGACGTGACATCCGCGCAGTCGTCGCTGGTCGGCGCTCTGATCAATGAGGCGTCAAACCGCATCGCGACCTATTGCCAGCGGGCGGCTGGCGCGCAGGCGTTCGGAAAGCGCAGCCTGCAACAGACGATTCGCCCGGCATACACGTCATATAATCTTTATGACCCGCTGGTCCCTGGCGTTCTCTATCGCGAGCCGCATCCGCTTGTTCTTGACGAACCCGGCCCCATCGTTTCGATTGACGCGCTGCAAGTGCGCGATGCCGGCAGCGGCAACATGATCACGCTGGTCCAGGACGAGGATTACGAACTCGACGGCTTGCGCATTTTCCGCTTGTTCAATGACATGCGGGTGTTTTGGACATACCGCAAGATCGTCATCACCTTCACTACCGGCTATGTGCTTCCAGGCGACACCGGAACGCCGAACCTCCCCGGCGCCATCGAATCCGCGTGCATCGACCTCGTTCGCCTTGGGCTGACGGCGATCAAGCGCGACCCGAATGTCTCCAAGGAAACGCTCTTTGGCGTGGCGCAAGTCGATTACATCATTCCCGGCTCGAACAACGCCCCGGCGATGAAGGGTGGACTTCCGGCCGATATAGCTGAAAGGCTTAATGCCTACGTCTTTCGGGCTGTCGAATAATGGACGCGCAAGGGATCATCGCGCGCGGGATGGCGAAACTTTACGCCGACACCGGCTTTGCGCTGACCTTCCGCCACCCGACCACGCGGGCAAGCGTCTCGCTGGCGGCTGTGGATCGCTCGTCTGTTTCGATGCTGTTCAAGGAAAAGTCGCTCGACGTTTCGGCGGTCAAGCCATGCTGCACAGTGCTGAATTCCGACCTCGCGGAGCTGAACATTTCTCCCGCGCAGATGGTCGATTCGACGGTCGCATTTAACGGGCGATCTTTCCGAATCCTCTCCGTTCACGACAAGCCGGACCCGTCATTCCGCGTGATGATCGACCAACTCAAGCCGGCCCCGAACTGGCAGGGCGTGGGCGAAACCCTCTTTATCATGATGGCGCTGTAATGGATCGTCGCGAGCAAATCCTTGCGCAACTGCTGGTTGTCTTGCAGGGCATTTCCGACTTTGCGGCGGTCTATCGCAACCGGCCGATGAACGCGCAGACAGCGCTTCGCCCCGCGTGTTTCATTATGGACGCGCACGAGTCGCGAGACCCGGAACAAGGCCACGTCTGGCGCTCGCAAGGCATCACGTTGATGAGGATGACGCCAGAGATTTACGTCTCCCTCGCTGCGGCGCCGGAAGACGTTGGTGAGACGCTGAACGGCTTGCGGGCGCAAATCCTAAAAGCCGTTTTCTCGGACGACACACTGCAAAGCCTTCTTACCGAAAACGGCCAGATCCTTCTAGACGGCACGGCAACGGCCCTGACGATGGGTTCCGGCGTCGAGGGCGAAATGGCTGTTTCGCTGACCTTTCTTTATCCGGTCATCCCCACCGAATTCTAGCCCTTCGGGGCAGAAAGCCAACCGACCCTTAGGCAAGGTCATTCGGCCCGCAGTGATTGCGCGCCATTCCCTCAGATGGAGCCTCACAAATGGCTGGTCCCTCAGAATATG